GTATTGCAGGGTGGCCAGTGTTCCGTCTTCGTCGTAGAGTGGCAGCACCAGCCGACCGTCTCCTGTGATTCGAGCGCCATGTGTTTGAATGCCCTTCTTGGCCAAGTAGGGATGCTCGGCATTTGCTGGGTTGGCCGTTGTCCATATTTTCTCGACCGTCTCGCTGGCCACTTGGTGCTGGCGCTCAAGAGCTGCGTCTCGCAGGGCTTTGGCCTCGGCCAGTCGCTTGGCGTGTGACATTTCCTCGGTCTGCGTGAGTTTTCTTCCTACGTCTGCACGCCATGTTACTTCCATGCCTGCTCGCCAGCAGCCGAATCGACCGGCTGGGATGCCATCACCGAACACCAGATACCAGCCTGGTTTGTCACCGTGGCCAGGTGCGCCTTTGGTGCCTGACTTGAATCGGTGAATCTTGCCATCCATGAGGATTTCCTCTGGTGGCTGAAGGCCTGCTGCACGCATTGCGTCAATGAGTTGCGCCTCTGGTGGTGCGACGAGTTTTTCGGGTGGTGGTGCCCAAGGACCCCCAAGTACTTTTGAGAGGTCAGCCATTGATTGTGGCCTCCTGCCTGCTGAGATAGTCGCTCAGGGCTTTGACCGTCTCATACAGGGGCTTGGATTCCTCTTGCATAAACCTGTAAACCGTGGCTGGATGCACGCCAGCATTCTCGGCCACTCGCTTGAGATTGGCATCTTCCAGCCGTTTTTTGATCTGCTCAACAGTCATCATAATTTGCACCTTAGAAAAAATATTTGCGGAAGTGCTTGCACTATACCTTATTTTTGGTTTATGATGCAAGCACACCTCGAACTGATTTCCAGACGGGGGTGCAAAAAAAAGGAGAGCCAAATGGCTATCAATTTGAAATCGACCGGCAGCTTGTCTGCCAATGGAGTGAAGTTGTTGGTGTACGGCCAAGCCGGTGCTGGTAAGACCACGCTGGTTAAGACCCTGCCCAATGTGATCGTTCTCAGTGCCGAGGGTGGCCTGCTGTCCATTCAGGACGCTGACCTGCCTTACATCGAGATCGCCTCGATGGACGACTTGCGCGAGGCCTTCACATGGGCCAGAGATAGCAAGGAGGCCGCAGGCTTTCAGTCGGTGGCGCTTGACTCGATCAGCGAGGTGGCTGAGGTGGTGTTGTCCCATGAGATGAAGAAGTCCAAGGATGGCCGCGCAGCTTATGGCGAGATGAACAGCACCATGCAGGAGCTGATTCGCGCTTTCCGCGATCTGCCTGGCAAGCATGTCTACATGTCGGCCAAGTTGGAGAAGTCCACCGACGAGATGGGCAAGATGCTCTACAACCCAGGCATGCCTGGCAAGAGCCTGACACAAGGCCTGCCTTACTTCTTTGATGAAGTGCTGGCGCTGCGTGTTGAGCGTGATGCCGAAGGTGTGACACAGCGTGCATTGATGTGCGACTCTGATGGCCTTTGGTTGGCCAAGGATCGCTCGGGAAAGTTGGAGGCTTGGGAAGCGCCTGATCTAGGTGCAATCATTGCCAAGATCGGAGGCAAAGCATGACCGACAAGACTTTGCCCAATGACATGAACGAGCTGGCCAGCATGTGGCTGCGTGCAAAACAACAAGAAGAAGATGCGACAGCAGATCGACGCGATATTGAGGACCACATCAAGAAGCTGGCAACTATTGCCGAAAACCTTGAAGGTACAGAGACCGTCGATCCTGGTCGATTCGAGATCAAGATCGTTGGCCGCATCGACCGCAAAGTCGATGGAGACAAGGTGCAAGAGCTTGCCGCTGAGTTCGGTCTGACCGATCACTTGGCCAAGCTGTTTCGCTGGAAGCCTGAGATCAACATGGCCATCTGGAAGGCAGCAGATGAGTCTATCACCAAACCGCTTGCCGGTGCAATCACGGCCAAGCCTGGCCGCCCATCTTTCAAAATTATCCCCAAGGAGTAAATCATGGCTTTTTTAAACGAAGAATTCAACGTCAACGAACTGCCCCAAGGCAATGGCAACTTTGAGCCTTTGCCTGCTGGCTGGTACACCGCCACCATTTCTCAGTCTGAGCTGAAGGCAACCAAGGCAGGCAACGGCCAGTACATCAAGCTGCGCTATGACATCACCGGCCCGACCCACCAAGGTCGTGTGGTGTTTGGCAATCTGAACATCAAGAATGCCAATCCAAAGGCTGAAGAGATTGGTCGCCAGCAGCTGGGTGACATCATGCGTGCCATTGGCTTGGCCAAGGTGACCGACACCGATCAGTTGATTGGTGGCCAGATCGCCATCAAGCTGGAGGTCAAAGAGGACGCGCAGTACGGTGCAAGCAATGAGGTCAAGGGATTTAAGTCTGTGTCCGGTAGCGTGGCGCCAGCGGCCAATGTGCCGCCATTTGTAAAGCAGGCTGAGGCTGCTCAGTCAACACCTGCCAAGGCCGCACCGCCTTGGGCTAAGAAGTAAGAAAAGAAAAGCCCAGCCCTGATGGTCAGGAGCTGGGCATAAAGTTGCAACTACAAAGGAGAAACCCATGAAGATTCCCGAGTCAGAGCATAACATTCAGGCGCTAATTGACAAGCACCATGAGGCTATTGCTGAGGTTCCAAGGCCACACCTTGGGGCTAGTACGCTTGGCCATGTGTGTGATCGGTGGCTGTGGCTGTCGTTTCGCTGGGCTGTGCAGCCGAGCTTCCCTGGTCGAATCCTGCGCCTGTTCAGGCGTGGCCACCAAGAGGAGGCCAACATCATCAGTGACTTGCGTGCCATTGGCATCGATGTGCGCAAGGTGTCTTCCCAACATCGGGTGGACTTTGGCTGCCATGTGTCTGGCTCACTGGATGCCATCATCGACAAGGGTGTTCCTGAAGCGCCCAAGACCAAGCACATTGCCGAGTTCAAGACACACTCCAAGAAGTCATTTGACGATCTGGAGAAGAATGGCGTGGAGAAGTCCAAGCCTGAGCACTTTGTGCAGATGCAGGTCTACATGGCCGGCACTGACATTGATCGTGCGCTGTACTTGGCTGTCTGCAAGGATGATGACCGCATCCACACCGAGCGCGTGAAGTTTGACAAGGATGTGGCGCACAAGGCCATTGTTCGTGGCAAGCGCATTGCTTTGACCGACCGCATGCCTGAGCCGATCAGCTCGGATGCGAGCTGGTATCAGTGCAAGTTCTGTGATGCGCATGAGTTTTGCCACCAGAGCAAGACCACCAAGCATGTGAATTGCCGCACCTGCGCTTTGGCCACAGCGATGCCTGACTCGACCTGGCACTGCGCCAAGTGGGATGCTGAGATACCTTTGGATTCTCAGCGCACTGGCTGTGATGGCCATGTCCTGCACCCTGATCTAGTGCCTTGGCAGCGCAAGGATGGGCCAGACGAGTTCACCGCTGTGTATGAGATCAATGGCGTGAATCTGGCCAATGGTGATCCTGAGCAGGAGGGTGTCTACGGCTCCAAGGAGTTGCTGGCCAATGCCAATGCCTGCGCCAGTGGTGATCCGCTGATTGCTGAGATGCGCAAGGACTTTGGTGGAAGGATTGTGGGATGAGCAAACAAGGAGAATTAAATGAGCTGGCTTTATTCGCAGGCGCTGGTGGAGGAATACTTGGGGGACATTTGCTCGGATGGCGAACCGTCTGTGCAGTCGAATGGGAACCCTACGCAGCTTGCGTACTTGTCGCCAGACAAAATGACGGAGTTCTCCCGCCTTTCCCGATTTGGGATGACGTTCAAACCTTTGACGGAAATCCGTGGCGAGGAATTGTTGACGTTGTTTCGGGCGGCTTTCCCTGTACGGACATTTCTATCGCAGGCCGAGGCGCAGGACTTGACGGAGAGCAATCCTCAATGTGGTATCACATGGCGCGGGTGGTTAGCGAAGTTCGACCCAGATTCGTATTCGTGGAAAACAGCCCAATGCTCATTCATCGAGGACTCGGACGAGTCCTTGGCGATCTTTCCAGTCTCGGGTATGACACGCGATGGACTGTTATGGGAGCAGTCGATGTTGGCGCACCGCATCAGAGGGACAGAGCGTGGATTGTGGCGCACTCCAGACACGGGGGGGGGGGGGACCTCTGGCCTACTCAAACAAGGCCAGAATCATCGAAAGAATGGCCAGCCCATCCAGATCAGACTGGTGGACCAAGTGAACAATCCAAGACTGTGGCCAACACCAGTGGCCAGAATGCACAAAGACGGTGGAAATCCCTCGGAGTACAAGAGGAACGAAATCCCCCTAGCGGCACAGGCTGGTGGTCCGTTGAACCCAACGTGGGTCGAGTGGCTGATGGGGTGGCCGCAAGAGTGGACCGACTTAAAGCCATTGGCAACGGACAAGTTCCAAAAGTGGCAGCAACAGTCTGGAGACTTTTAAATGCTCCGTGATTACCAACAGCGCACCATCGACCAGCTGTATGCGTGGTTGCATTGTGTCTGTCATTCCTATAAAATGGACTCACTGACACAAGGAGAACGACATGCA